GCTCAATTCCGTTTCTTCTGTCGGTTCTTCTGATTCGACCCGAACCTGAGCCTTTACCGCGGGCTCGGGTTCTTTTTTGTCCTCCACCTCGTTGATCGCTTTTGGATCCACCAAATCACCCTGCCGGGTGATCAGTTGAATGCCGCCCTCTTTGAATTGATCGCGCAATGCTTTGCGCCGTTCCTCTTGCTCTTTGATCGCCTCCGGATCGAAACGCATCCAAGCTTTGTTACCCAACAGCTTTTTTGCGTCTGCGTCCGCAACGTCCTTAGCAACGCCCGATGAATCAATCTGATACACAGTGCCATTGACCAAAACGGCCTTGTTTCGCATATGCACCAGCACGTTTAACAAATCTGCCATTTAAAATCTCGCTCTTCCTTTTATTCGGCCTTGGGCGGGCCCTGGGGCTGGTAGAGCCCGCCCAAGGGGGAAAGGGTTCCAATACGGTTAGGGTTGTCCGGCGTAACCGAGCGCACGCCCGATATTAATGAACAGGACATTCTTTTGAGGCGAATATAGTACAGGTACTCCGTAGCAAACCTGCGCCCAGCGTACGCTAGTATCTATAGTCGCGAGGGGAATGCGTACCATCGGGGCCAGCTGTTTCCATGCCATGTTGTCCCGATTCATTTGGAACAAATAGGCGCTGGTGCAATACGGCAGATATGCGTTGTAGTCGTTGATCAACTGCTCTGCCAACGCCACCGCCGCGTTGGGAACCCGCATAATCAACCGCTCAGTGCCCGACGCACCGCCAACCTTGGTCCGATACACCCGATAATAATCGGGACGGATCGAACCGGCGGGAGTCATACCCCAAAGCACCTTGTCACCCGCAGCGACCGTAACCGCCGTTGGACCCGCCACCAATGGCACCGCCGCGCTATGACCGTAACGGTTCACCGCCACGATCGAATAGAAGTAGTCACCAGCGTCTTCATCGGCAAATTGACTTGCGCCGTCCGCCGGGGTAGTGGCAGCCGTTGACACCGTGGGCGTACTCGGAATCTTTGCCGGATCGCCAACCGCTGCAGCCGGCACACCGCCACCATCCGAGATAAATACGTTTTGCTGGAATTTGACCGGTCCGGCTGGCGACATGTAACCCGACAGGTCAAGTCCCACGAGTCCATCGTTGCGTTTTGTGAAAAGGTCGTAGCGCTCTTTCGGGAAGAACGTCTTGAGCAGGTCGGCCTTGACCTTAGGCGCGCAATATAGGTCTGTCGGTAACCCGTAGTTCGGGGCGTCGGATACGGTCAAAGCCGCGTCAATCAACACGTCCTCGGTCAATGGTTTACCACGCATATCGATGATATTCGCGGCCGGCGCACCATCGAGCATCAACCGTTCGTACCCGTCAAACTGCAACGCGCTCAGATTGGTATCCGCTTTGAACAGTGCTTTCTCCAGCACCCGCAGAAGCTTCATGGTGCCGTTGACCGTTTCTTGGCCCACAAGGGCCCCGTGGGCCGGCTTGATCACGGTTGCAACGTGCGACACAGATCGAGTCGTTCCAATATATTTCACGAACGCATGCTTACGTTCGTAGGACGAGCTATCCTCATTGGGCAGCTCGCCTTCGTCGATCCAGCCGTCGTCCTCGTTTTCACCATACGAATGCAACACATTGTACTCAGCCACCGTGTTGTATTCAGGCAACTTCGTGAGTGCCTTGAAAAACGTCAAATGTTCCATACGGAAAGTGAGATTCCGCATGGTGCTTTCAAGGCTCTCAACACGCATGCTGAAGCCATCACCAGCAACAACAGACGCGGGGGGATCTCGGTCCTGGCCCACATTGAGGGCCTTCACAAGATCATCAACCTCTTCACGAGACGCGGGGTTGCCGAAACCTTCAACGCCGTCGTAATCACTCCAAGTAACCATGTTGGGGTAACTCATCGCTTACACTCCTTGCCCAAATGGGCCAAGTCCTTTTGAAGGCACACGCCTTTGGTTTATACCTTCGGACCTACTGGCCCGCGGCAAGATGTTGCCGAACCTCGGCCAACATCGGTTTTGAGATCTGGTTGGTTTGCTCAAACGTTGCGACCGCAACGCTGATATCCTCGTTGCATTCGGCCAAACCATCACGTCCCTCACCCATGGATTTGACCATCAAATCCTCGAGGCCCTTCAGGATTGACCGCCGGTTCAGTTGCACACCGTTGCCCCCTGGATCCTGATCGGATCCGTCCTGAAATGACTTCTGCATGACTTGCTCCCTGGGCGTGCGTACGCTCTTGGGCGCCCGCGCGGGCTGGCGCTCAATTACGCCGAGCCGTTCCGACATAGCCTTGACCAGCTTGCCCGTGTCGCTGACCGTACGGGCCAGGGCAAGGTTGAATTCATGCTGCCTTGACTCGCTCCGCGCCTGATAATCGGCCAACGTTGAAAGGCTCTTGGTGAGCTCTTCGTGCTGCTCGCGAAGAAAATCAGAAACCTCGAAGGCCTTCTGAAAATCCTCGTTTTCTTGCCACGATTTGACGATTTCATCGCCCCGGCTCTCGTGGGTAGCCTCGCCGCCCATCAAGCCAAAAAGCTCCTCGCGCTCGCCGTCCTCGAGATCTTCTGACATCGCTTTTTGAAGCAACTGCTCCTTGCGTGTCATCTCGTCATTGGACTGCACGTAATCATCCAACTGGTTCAGTGCCTTAACCAGGTCCTCTTCGTTGAGGCCGGTATCGGTCCCTTGGTCCTTGCTCTTAGGATCCATGTGATCACTCCTACAATCGGCCCTTCATTTTGAGGGCTCTGGTTAACTCCAACAAACGCCCAACCTGCATTGGCCTCAAACCAGGGTAGCGTTCCCTAACCCAAGCCGTTGCCTCGTCGTAGGTCAGCGATTTATCCAAATTCTCACGTAGCGCTTTGCGCTTCTTTTTTTCCTCGTCTTCGTCCTGTTCGAGCGATTCCTTTGCGTGCACCGCCGCTGCACCCTCACCGGTGACCGGTCCTTCCGGCGGCGTAACGCTTGGTGGCCCCATGGTCATTGCTTTTTCGAGTACAGCTACCCGCGCCTCGAGATCATCCGGCGGCGCATTTTCCATCGCTTCAATCGATTTGGCTAGCAGCTCCATTGACGTCTCGGGGTTGACGGGGCAATTGGTAATTGCAACATTTCGCACCGTGGCCTTTGCCACTGTGTTACCCACCCATTGGCCGCCTTTGCCATCCGCAGATTTTTTGAACACGGTTTTCGGGCCAATCCGCCTATGGATTGAACCCTCAACGCTATACCCTAACCGACGATTGGTCTTTTCAAGCGCTTTGCCCAGCTTCCAGATCTTGTCCGCCGGTTCCCAATCATCCAAGAGGTAACCTTCCATCCAATGCCCGTTAGACGCCGCAACCTTACCGTCCGGCAACGTCTCACCCTTCTTGAACGGTTTTACCGCCTCCGGATAACCCAAAATTCCCTCTGCCGTTTGCTTGGAATGGTTATCATTCACCCAACCAGACTGAAGGAACGGCGCAAAGTCTAAAGAATTGGCAAGCACCTTCTCACCTTGGCGATCGGGAGTTTCAGTCGACACGATACCGCCTATCCTGCGTGTCTGACCTGGCGGTGCATCAGCTTTTTCAAAAAAACTGATTGGGACTTCAAAATGAAAAGGCAAGTCACGCATGGTCACCACCAATAAAAAAAGGGGCAGATCCCTAGCGCTCTTTCGCCAGGAATCTGCCCCTTCCACGATCCGTAATCGTCTAACCGGGCCTACTCAATGATCAGTAGCCTATACAATATCCATCGGTCAAGATTTAGGTTTGCGACCCTTCAAATAAAACGATTCAGACGGTATCGGCGTACCCTCTTTGATTTGCAAAGGGAGCTCGATATCGTGGCCACACCAAAAGCATTGCGCCCAATAGCGGTTATCCTCGTCGATCACATGCTTGCCCTTGGTCCGGATCTTCACTTCCCGACCCGAGCGTTGGATCACTTTGTTTTTGCAGCCTGGGCAACGCATCAGTGCAACGTAGCGGTTTCGTCTTCGTCTTCGTCGTCGAGCTTACGCTTGCTGCGCTTTACCGGACGCTTGCCGCCCTTCTTTTTCGTCTGTGCCTTGCGGTCTGAATCCTCTACCTCGACCGTATTTTTTGTGGCCGCCACGTCCTGTTGCCACCTGTCCTCGACCTTGCCTCGATTGATCTCTGCTTCGCCAGTACCCACAACACCACCTCGATAATCTGCCGGTATCACGAGATTGACAGGCCGCACCTGTGCTGGCTCTTGATACTCGTACACCTTGGGATCTCGTTTTACAGCTGCGTCACTGTATGGAATCTTGCCCGGATTGAAAGGACTACCCGTGGGCGTCAAATCCACAGGATCTGGGCGATGTGTGGGTAAGTTGCCAAACGCATAATTGAAGCCGTTACCACCGCCCGGGTTACGCCGCTCGGCCGGCATTGCGTGCGCAAACGCGCCGCCCATCGCCTCCGAACCCCGCACCTCCCCGGAGCTCCGTACATTGCTTTTCTCAAGCATGACCACCAGAGGCACCCGCGGCTCGGCCTTGCGCAAACCAAACGGCTTTGGCCCCTGAGCCTGAATCCAACGCTTGAATGCATCCATAGGCATCGGTGACACCATGGCCGCAAAATCAGGCCGATCGAAGTGAAGCTGGTATGTCGTCAAAGCTTCGCGCTCGTTCCGAAAACCAAGCATCACCTTATCCTCGTCGTAGGTGCCCGTTTTGGGATTCTGTTGATGGACAACATAGGCCGTTGGCGCATCTTTGACAGGGCCCACAAACACATCGATTCCATCTGTATCGGCGCCAATGGTATCGACGACATAGCCATACGCCACGAGCATCGTTGTTACGCCCCGCTCGCCTTCATGCTCCCAATGGCGCACCGACCCCGCCGGGTTTTCAATGGCGATTTTGATGCCCTGAAAATCAATGTGCTTGCGTACCTCTTTTTCGGCCTTCTGTAGCGGCTCCGAGCTCTCAGACTTGGCCATAATTCGCGTACCGCGCGGTACCATCTGATAGGACGGGATCTCGCCTTCCTTGACCTTCTCTTTTGCCCTACGGAAACCCCACCCGGGCGGCACGCGCTGTAGCTGGCACTGGCAATGCGGGTGCATCGGTGGAATCACCGGTTCCCATGCGGCCCGCTTCTTTCCGACGTTAGTCCCATTCCCCTCAAGATCACTTAGCTCGAAGATCTTGGGGACACCGCCTTCGCTGTAATGCTTTATGCAATCCGGGCATGCATCTGGCGACAAGATG